AAGTTCGGAGCCAGCCAGCGTGTAGTTGCCGCTCAGGCCGCCTAAATTGACTGAGGTGTAGTCGAAGGCGAAGACCGCGCTCTGGCCGAGGCCGAGAGTGAACCAGTTCGAGCCGTCTGTAATCAGCGTCGCGCTGTCGCCCGGCTGTAGGACGAGTGAGGCACCGCCGTTGATGGTTTCGGCACCCTGCGGTGAGACAGTGACGTCACCACTACCGCCGTTACGTATCGCGACGAAGTAGTCGTTTGCCGCCGTCACAGCCGAGAGCAAGGTGAAGGTGCCGACGCCGCCAGTCCACACGAATGCCTTGGCGCGGTCAGTCGCGCCCGCCGTGTAGTTGCTGTTGACTATCGTCACTGGCGTAGACTGCGACAGTGTCGAGCCTGTCGCGGTCAGGCCGTAGCCAGCGAGGGCTGAGGCTTGAGCCTGCGCCGTTGCGGCACCGTAGCGGAACACCCGCCACGAACCGGCGGCCGTGGTGTTGCTGGTAAGGTATATCTGCCACTGCTCGCCCTGCGCCATTGACAGGAGCGTAGCGCCCACGCTGTTCTTGACGGTGACGGTCTGCGGCCCGAGGTTGTTGAACAGAACTGTCTGGCCGGTGCCGGTCTGATCGGCGGGCGGCATGATGATTGAGAATGTGCCCGTTGGTGTCACGTCGATGATACGGGCGACAGGGTACTCGGCCGTGCTGCTCTCGAGCGGCCACTCAAGGGTCGTGTCGGCGGTCAGCGCGAGGGCGAGATATGATACGTCCGACGGGTATATTGTCGTGCCGCCGAAGACCTGTGTAAACGTGTTGGACATATTTCTTACGCCTCCTTGCGCACGGCGGATCGGTCTAGGATTTTGGCGAGGTCTTCGCCGTTCAACATTGCCGCCGCGCGGTCGTACATGCTCTGCCAAACTGGGATGCGTTCGTCGTTCTTGAGGAACGGTGTCGCCTCAACCAGCGTGCCGTAGAGCAAGAGCTGCGGGGCGTATTCGGTAATCCAGTTCGTCTGCACAACCTCGTCGAGTAGCGGTGGCAGCTCGTAGTATAGGATTTCGAATGGGTACTCTGCGTCTGGTGTCGGCGCGAATAGCCAGTGGCTGTAGTCATAGTCGCTGTAGAAGATTGGCGTGTCCGTCTGCAAGGGGTCTGGCCAATAGGAGCGCAGATACTCGTACACGCGGGAGAATATGATTTTGCGATCGCTGAACGTAGCGCCTGTGCCGATGTTGATCGACACCGTGTCGCGCCAGCGGTCGGGCTTGGGGTAGACGGACTGACCTTCAGCGAGCGTGCCAGTCACGACGTTGATGAAGCCCTCAACTTTAAGTTCGCGGGCGATGCGGCGCTCGGCGAGGTTGATCAGACGCGGTATCTGCTCGAAGACAATGGGGTCAGAGGCAAGCGTGCCGCCGCGCTCAAGATAGCGCTGCACGTCCTGCTTCAGTGTAGTAAATGTCATATTGGTGGCCATAACGCGCCCCTATACCAGTTTTTTACGTTTTACGCACCAGAAAACCCGCGCCCATCATACGGCATCCAACATCTCAGGGCAAGCGTAGACCCGCATACCTTGCCCGAACTTTTTATGGTACGTGATCGAACACACTTCCCTGTCCGAGAACCACGCCCCGCGAGAGGCGTATGCGTCCCGAGCGGCCAGTGTCGGGTGCTGGAAAACCTTCAGACCTGCGTGTTCCTCCTCCTTCGTGTGGTGGTAGTTTCCTGTGTGGCAGTAGCGCTTCTTAGTGCGGCCCCATATCTCGGCAAACATGGCGGGGATGATCTCACGCATCGCGCCAAACTTCTTTAGGTGCGAGTGGTGGAAGGCCAACATTACTTCGCCGAACTCATAGGCGTAATACGGCAGCGCGCTATCGTCGACGGTGATGCGCGGCTCGTTCTCGTACAGCGCCTTGAACATCGTGCGCAGCCATACGGACGAGGCCATGTCGTGGTTGCCCTCGGCGAGGATGACGTGGACCTTGGCGTGCTTGGCCAGAAGCATGTTGATGATGCGGCGCAGCACGCGCACGGCGACCTCTACCATCTTGGTGAAGCGGCCGTCTGCGTCCAGTACGTGGCCGCTTGTGGGTGTAATTGCGGATAGGCCGTCATAGTGCAGCAAGTCGCCGAGCTGGTTCAGCACGGCCGTCTCGCTGTCTGGCGAGCACTTGATGATCTGTTCGAAGCAGCCGACGATGACGGCCTCCGCGATAGTCAAGTCCCAGTCGGCCTGCATATTCTCGCGGTGCCATGCGAGCATGCCGATGTGGGCGTCGGTCAGCGTATACATCGTCAGCAGGTCGGCGTTGAACTGCTCTGGGGCAATGATTGGATCGAGGCGCGGCAGCGTGGTCGCCATCGCGTTCACGGCGGCTGTGAATATCTCTTGCTGCCGAGCCGCGTCGAGGGATGCCTTGACCCACTGGCCTGTGGGGTTGCCTTCCTTATTATAATAAGTTGAGACACCCTTGGCGATAAAGCCGTCGGGCACGGGCCGCGTAAAGTCAAATTCGGGAGCGTAGCCCAGCTTCGCGGCCTTGCGCTTGATGTTGCCGTATATTTCCGACGCGCTGCCCTTGCACAGGCCCAGCGCGATGTCGGCGGCCTTCGCGCCGCCGTGCAGGGTTATCGCGTCAAGAATTTCTCGTTGTCTGGTGGTACAGTACGTGTAGAGGTTTTCGTCTACTGTTAGCGGTTTCCGCATCTACTTGCCTTTCGGGCAGTCATCCTCACGGGATTGTTGAAAATCACATATACGTTTTATATGCTTTAAGAAATCCTGCACAGACATCGCGCGCTTCATCATATTGCACGTTCCGCAGCAGGATACAGAATTGGCCTCTGTGTAGCCTTCCTCGTTATCAACGCGATCTACGCCGTTGTATAGAAAATCATTCTGATACTTACCACGAGCCTTAACGACAGAGGAAGGGGGTGCCCCGCAATAGTTGCATGCACCCAATAACAGTTTTTTAAACTGGTCAAAATCCAAAGAAAATTCACGCCCGAATTTAATTGCGTTGTTTCTGTATTGATGAACTCTAAGGTTTACCGCTGCTTGACCGTCCGGCAGCAACCTAAAACCTCTTTGATGTCCACAAGACTTAACTTTTGTATTCCGCAAAGTTGTGCCTAACATAACCTTTTCTTTGCCACAGGAGCATTTAATTAGCCAAGTTGCGCGCTGCCTTCCCGTTTTTGGTGAGCTATAGCCTGCAAACGCTAGCACAGTCATTTCACCAAATACTTTGCCAGTTAGGTCTGTGATGCGTGATGGAATATTCATGGTTTCGGGCAATCTGGTGGTTCGCCACATAAGCATACGAAGACGCTATTATGGAGCTCGACTTCTGCTACCGTCTCGGGCGTGTCTTGCTTTGCGTCGTAGGATATGGGTTTCGCAATAGCGCAATAGCTATTTACGGGAACGGTCGAAACGGTCGCGCAGCCGTTCAGTGCGCTCAGGGTCAGGATTGATAATAGCAGCTTCGCCGAGTTCGATTTGCCGATTAATCTCATCGTTCATCTCCTTAATGGCTTCCTGACGACCCTGCCGCTTCCAACGATGTTCTGCCCAAGCACCCAACAGCTTGTTCAGGACACCCAGCAGGGTCATCAGGAACTTCATTACTCTGCTGACTCAGCAGGTGCATCAGACAGGAGCATGGCAGCAAGGCCAGCTAGACCGGCAGCCGCCGTGTATACGGTGCTCCACTCTTCGCCAGACAGACCGAACGCCAGTGCGATGCCAGAAAAACCTGCGTATGTGCTAGGCTCTTTCAAACGATTTAGTAACCAAGATACAATTTTCATGTCAATTTCCTTTACGCTTCATTGGCGGAGACTTTACCGCCCTTCATGTAAACGGGCTTACCGATGACCGGCTCACCTTTTGGCCAACGCGATGCTACCAGCCGAGATTTGCCCAGCTTCATCACGCTAACGGCGTTGCCTTGATTTCCACCAAGGACAAAGTAATGGCCCGCGTCCTCGCCGACGTAGAAGCCGACGTGGCCGCCACCTGCGCGGTCGAACACGAGGATCGCGCCGGGCGCGAGACGTTCGCGTTGCAGCAGCGAGCCGTAGTCGGCCCACGCCTTTGCGCGCATATACATGTCAGGGAATGGCAGCGCCGTCTCTTGCATGCAGTGTGCGACGAATACGCCGCACCACGCAGTCTCGTCGTCACGCCACCACGCGCCCAGCTTGTCGAGCCAGCCAAGTATAGTCTTGTTGTGCTTAGGCCCGACAACTTCGCGCAGTCCTATAAAACTGTTGGCGGTCTGCATCCACTTAGGATTAGTAACGCTCATCTTGTGTCTCCCTACAATATGCCTTTAGTCAAGAGAGCCATGCCTGCGCCTGCAAGACCAACCAGCGCCCGGTCAACCCATACGGCGGCGCTATTGTACTTCGGCTGCGCCTTCTCAACGACGGTCACACGCGCGTCAAGGTCGTTTAATTCGCTGGTCATGCCTTCCTCAACCTTGCTGATGGCCTTGAATGCCCGATCCAACGCGGCGGCTGTCTGCCCCTGCTGCTGCTCAACGAGGGCGAGTTTCGTAATTGCGTCTGACAGCTTGTTCAACGCGGTCTTCACCTCGCCGACGTCTTTGTGCAGGGCGTCAAGTTTAACCGTGAAAACATCTTCAGACATGTTGGTCATCTTACTTCAAGTTTCGTAGCTTATAGACGGTGGTTAGATACACTTCTGTGACACCGTCAATTAAATTTGCTACCGCGCGGTTTCCCTTGCAGATGGCTTCGTGATTTTCTTCGATCCAGTCCGCGTCAGCCTCTAGGAGCTTCAGCACGTCACGCTCAGTCACCTTCGGGGCTGGTATGTTCCCGATGAGACTGAACGCGCCTTGGTAGGCTTCTACGAGCTTGTCGATTGCCTCAATGACATCGTCGTAGAAGCTGCCCAAAGCCATGTGCTTTGCGAAGCTGCCGTCGCCCTTCGCGCGCCAGTGCTCAAAGTGAGCCACGTTCCGCGCGTAGAACACGCGGCTGATGAGTTCCTCGATCACTCGGCTGTTTCCTCTTCCTTGGGCAGTTGGCCCTCGGCCTGCTGCTTGATCTTTACGACAAGAGGCCACGCGCCTGAAGACGTAGGCAGATTGCCAAGCGTGTGCAGGACGGCGTTGATCTCGTCGACGTTCAGGGTAAGATTGATTTCCATGTTATTCGCTCCAAGGTAATGGTGGTGTGACAACAGGTGGGTTCTTTTCGTTCGCAATCTGCTGTTCAACATTTGCCTCATAGCTTGCGACTTGCTCTTCGCCAAGAGCATCTTGCACCCAGCTAACGACCTGCGCTTCGGTGAGGTCTTCATATGGTACGAAGGGTGCATCAGGATCGAGCGAAACGCCGACCGAACCGTATACGCTACCTGCGTATGCACCGTCAGTGCCAGATAATGTCCAGTGACAGGTGAAGACTACATCGGTTTCGCCATCCAGTTCTGGGTAGCAATCCATACTTACGACCGACCAAGTATTTGTAATAGGCATTTTAGTTTCCTTTATGCGTTTGCTATGGTTGTTACGGTACCCGACGAGCCGCGATATTTAAGCGCCCCGCCCTCGACGTAGAGTTGCCCCATTCCTGCGGGTGATGTAGTCGGTGCGGTCGCGTTGGCCATGCCAATGACCTTTGCGGCGCTAGTTCCTGCCGCCGTCGTCCCCACCAGCAAGTTACCGCTGGTGTCGAAGCGGGCGCGTTCTGTGTTGTTGGTAGCGAATACAATCGGCCCATTTGCGCGGTTGTATAGATAGGCAACAAGACCGTCTGTAGCCTGCGCAACGTAAAATTCAGCGCCAGCGGCGTTGTTCCCGCCACGCAAGCTAATATCTGCCGCAACGCCAGCGCCGCGAGCAATAGAGAGCGCAGAGGTTGGCGAAGTGGTGCCAATCCCGACGTTGCCAGCACTGAAGAAGAAAGATGATGCGGCGAGTTCCAAGGGGGCAATGACGGTGTTAGCGGCGTTGACGGAGTAAATTGACGCGCCAGTGCCGTAGCTGATTGCGCCACGGATAAGTAGGCTGTCGCTAGCCGAACTCACTACCTGAAGTTTACCCCCCGGCGCAGAAGTGCCAATCCCCAAGTCACCCGCGCTCGTAAGACGCATGCGTTCTGTGCCGGTAAAGGTAAACCGTAGTGGCCCCTGCCCACCAGATGACCATGAGACATCTATCGACGCGCCGTTAGCGGCAGTAGTTGCATCAGCAGTAAGGGCTACAGTAGTATATCGGCTTAAAATGTTAATGGTCTGGTTGGCGGTGTCAGACGTGCCACCTATAGCAAGCCGTCCATACGAAGCGGGATTAGTTTGGCCAATCCCGACGTTGCCGCTGGTGTCGATGCGCATACGTTCTGTGTTGTTGGTAATAAAAAGCTGCGGGTGGTTGGTCTTAGTGCCAAACGTGTTTGAGCTGCTGTATGAATACCACTCCGCGTTAACACCTTCCCCTGTAGAACATCCGTAGCCAGCGAATGAAGCGGACGTGGCGTCGTTGTTACGCGACCTTAC